TTCCTTTTTGGTATACTATGTACATAATTAACACAAGAAACAAATATGGAACTACAAGCAAACCATGTGTATCTTCTCAACGCATTATTGGTAGACCCGGTACCAGCCTCACAAATTCGCCACAGGAACCAAGTCTATCGCACTATTAATACGCTCTTCCGGGATTTTGAAGAGTCACGATCCGCTATGCTTTTGGAAATTGGTGCCACACTCGATCCAGTAAAAAATGTGTGGGAATTTGCCAAACCAGAAGACGCACAAGTAGCGCAGAAACGCTTTTTGGAAATGATGGAGAGTAAAGTTGAAGTCACTTTTGCACCAGCAGAAACAGAATGGTTAAAATCTTTTCTAAAAAAAGTTGACAAGCCATTTAATATTAGTGATGGTTTAATATATGAAGACTTACTCAACAGAGTCACCGATCCCAACTATTCCGAGAGAAACGGAAACACCTCAGATGCAGATGCAAACACCAGCACCAGCACCGACACTCCAACCGAAACCTCCGCAGAATAAAGACACCAACCTTCCGGAAATTCCGGAGACTTCAAAAGAAGTAGAGGTTTTACATTCACTCGAGAATCAAACGAAGAGGGTCCCCCAGAAAATAATGAGGGACGCTCTTCTTGAAGTTGGTATTGATCCAATTACCCTCGCAAAGAAGATAAAAGAATTATTGAACGCAGAGAAGAATATAATTCAGAACGGGAAAATTGCGTTCACACTCCCGGATACTGAGATGATAAATAAAGGTTTAACCCACGCACTCAGAGTTGGTGTGGGTGGTGGGTATGTGGATGGTAATTCGCAACCACCCGTGCAGATTAATTTTGGTTTTGTAAATTCTCCAGACGTACAAGCACAAATACAGAAATTTGAAGATGAGTTGAAAAAGGTACTATAAGTAAATGCGGATATTTTGCATTACTAATGATTCACTAATAACATACTAGTAGCCCACTAGTAACATACTATGAATATTTTTAAACGAATAAAAAATCTTTGGTTGCTCTCGGCATATACTCCACGAGAAGTAATCCAGAAACAAATTGAAGATCATCTGGAATTTTCTAACCACCCCGGATTCTTTGTTTCTAGTTCGACTCCATCGATGCAATCTAAACCTGACGGTAAAGCAGAATTTCTTTCATTCCTCTCGGAAGATGAGATGAACGCATTTATAAAAGAAGAAGAGATGGGCTGGAAGAAAGTATTCAATCCGATTCGCGAATTATTTAAAAAGAACGAGCAGTAACTATGTATAATAATTTAGAGAAGTCGCTCAAATATTTAAAAGATAAATATGCAGAGAAAGAAGCGGATGAAGAAGCTCAAAAAAAGCGCGAGGAGAGGTGGAAAGAAATTAATGATGCACCAACCTACGCTCCCAATGACTTTTTCTGCTCCCGGCACGGTGATTTTAAAGCCGTGGGTGGTAAAGTAATTGAGGGAAGCGCCTCCGATCCGATCGCGTATTATGTGCCAGTGATGTCTATCCCGGCTAAGTTCTATCGGGACGAGTCATTCTCTCGTCCATGCAAGGCGAAGCGGTATATTACCGACCGGAGGTTTGATCCATATTTTCGGCTTTCGGAGATGTTGCACAAGCAGCGGATTGACCAGTGGAAGGATTTGTTGCAACCGGGTGATCCGTTGTTCGCGAAATATTGGGGTGATCCGTACAAGAGTTACTACGCACAGAAGGAGTTAGAAGAGCGACGTGCGTTTGAGTTGAAGAAGAATCGTATATAAAACACACACATCATGCAGGAAGACCCCGCGAATTTATCTATATTAGCGTTTGTTTTAAAGAACAGCATCGTTACGGAAAAAGGAGAACCGTTGTCATTTCACGACCGACGGTTTTTTTTGGATATTCTCACGGATTTTAATAACGAGCAGGTGATTAAGAAAGCAGCACAGATTGGAGGAAGTGTTTTGTATACGATCAAGACGTTGTGGGTGCCGAAATACAGGGGGTGGAATGTGATCTATACGTTCCCGAGTGATGATGACGTGAGGGAGTTCGTCTCTTCTAAGACGAATAAAATAATCGCTGCGAATCAGCAGGTGTTCTCGGGACTCCAGACGGATAATATAGAGCGCAAGGAAATTGGTGATCGGTTTATTTTCTATAAAGGAACGATCAGTAAGACGGCTGCGATCATGACCTCCGCAGACTTACTCATCCACGATGAAGCAGATCGGAGTGACCAGAAAGCGCTGGAGATGTACCAGTCGCGTTTGAAAGCGTCGCAGTTCAAAGGGAGATGGATTTTCTCGAACCCGACGACAGAGAAGGGTGCGGTGGATTTAATGTGGCAGCGCTCAGATAAACGCGAGTGGGAAGTGACGTGTAATTCATGCAAGAAAGATCAGTTCTTGACCTTCCCGGCTTCGATAAATTTGGAGAAGAAGTTCTTCCAGTGCATACACTGCGGAGCGTCGATGCCGGATGAAGTGCGGAGGATGGGTCGTTGGAAAGCCACGGCACCAGCGAGAGAAGGAGAGAAGAAACCGAGCGGGTATCATATTTCTCACTTGATGTGTCCGTGGATTACGGCTGCGGAAATAGTGAAGGATAGCGAAGGAGATCAGGAATATTTCTTCAATTTCGTTCTTGGAGAACCGTATAACCCGGGGGATATGCAGGTGACGCGGAACACGGTACTGGATGCGTGGACTCCGAAGAATTTGGTCACAGGTCGTTATTTTCTGGGAGTGGATGTGGGGAATATTAAGCACTATGCTCTCGGAAGCGAGAAGGGTTTGATTAAAATTGGTAGGTTTAGCGTGTGGAGTGATCTTGACTCAATGATGGATTTGTATAAACCGACACTGGTGATCGACGCGATGCCGGACAACACGATGTCGCGCTATTATGTATCGAAGTATCGGAACGCGTACATGAGTTATTTCAAGCAGAATTTAGAGAATCCGAAGCAGTTGTACAGTTGGGGAGAAAGAGAAAAATACGGCATTGTCTATTCTTCTCGGAATAGGATTTTGGATCATTTGATCTCGGAAATCGCGTCAGGTCGCGTTCTTTTTGGGGTGACGAGCGACAAGGAACTGAAGGAATTTGTGAAACACTACGAAACGCTCAGGCGTGTTAAGGTGACGAACACACAAGGGATCGAATTATACGAGTGGCAGAGTACGACGGGAGTGGATCACTACGTTTTCGCGACGTTGTACTGGTATTTAGCAGTGCAGAGTTCAGGTGATGGGGGTGTTTTCTCTGCGCTGAATGGTCCGAAGACTTCGATTACAGAACAGAAAGCGGATGGAGAGTATTTGAACGTACAGAAAGCCATACAGGAAGTCTTGGAAAGAGGAGAATTTTAATCCACAGGCTTATCCACATGGGGATAATTTGCGAAAAAGTTTCACACCTGTTTTAATTGGAGTGTAATGGGTTTCTGTTTTTGGAAATAAAATTTTACAATATGTTGGACATATCAAAAGCCTCGGATTCAGACTTGAACCAGTTGATAAATAATCGCTGGAAAAGTTCGGATTCACTTTGGGAAGTAGTGAGACGTGTGTACAAGCAGAACACGGCTCTCTATGACATGGAATATTACGACAAAGACCGGATGCCGGAGTACCTGACCCGAGTTGCGATAAAACAGTTTAGGGTGCGCTCTAATAGAATTTTCACCGATACTGAGGCAGTGATTAATGCACTGATCGCGAACCCACCGGTGCCGAATTTACTGCCGAATCGCGATACACCGGAAGCGAAAGCACTGGCACAGAAGCAAGAGAAGTTCTTCATGCGAAGGTATGAGGATCTAAACGTAAAAGAGACGATGCGAAAGGGGTATAGAAATCTCTATTTTGGTCGTCTTTTTGTAGTTAAGGTTTTTTGGAATTTCAAGACCAATGATTTTGACGTGAAAGCGCTCGATCCACGGCAGGTACGCGTGTCGAGTAAAGCGACGAAAGAAATAGAAAGTGAGTTCGCTATTGAAGAAGTACCGGAAACCCTCGAAGGATTGATTGCGCGTTTCCCTCTGAAAAAGGAAGAAATTCTCAAGAAATTTGGATATAAAGATGAAAAACAGGTGTCGATTAATAACCCGGATCTCGTATACCGTGAAGCATGGATTTACGACCATGTGATTTTTCAGTATGACCAGAGTCTGATTTTAGGAAAAATGAGGAATCCGTACTGGGATTGGGATGGTTTGATGATGACCCCAGAGGAGATGGAACAGTTAGAGAATCTTCAAGATAACCCGGAAGCACGAAGGATGTTTTTGAATGGGATTAAGATTTCACAGGACGAAAGAAAAGAACAGGCAGGAGATAATCCGAAAGCAGCGTACTATTACAATTATTTCGATGTTCCCCGCAAGCCATATATTTTCGGAACGGTCCTAAATAATGAACAGACTCCGATTGGACGTACTGATTTTATAAATGAGGCAGCACCACTCCAAGAAGCAGTGGATCGCAGGAAGCGCCAGTTCGACGAGAACGCAGAGTTGATGAACGGTATCATTAAAGTTGATGCCGGTGTTATGAGTAAGGAAGATGCACAGAAATTACGCTATGAAACCTCGGGTATTATTTATGGAAAAGGTGTTGCAACGGGAGTATCACGCGAAACAGGACAACCGCTACCTCAGTTTATGTATCAAGACATGCAGGATTCGCGTATGGAAATAGATAATATTATGGCAGCGTCTTCGGCATTTAGAGGTGAGCGTCAAGGTGAAGAAACGAAAGCCGGAAGACTTGCACTGATCGACCAGTCGTTCTTGCGTTTAAATGAATTAGTCCAGCTCGGAGATTTCATCTCTCGGGAAATGTTTGCGTGGTTTTATCAGTTAGCGAAATTGCGTTATACCACCATGCACTACGCGAAGACGCTGGGTAAAGCGGATGCGATGGAAATTATTGGGTTGCAACAGGATGATTTTGAAAACGGTGTTGATATTCGAGTTATTCCCGGTAAGAGCCTCCCAGAAGATAAGCAGTTCCAGTTTCAGTTGGCACAGCAGGATGTTCAGAAAGGGATTCTTTCCCCGATTGATTATTTCAAGAAGGCAGGATATGAGAGTCCACTGGAAACTGCGAGAAACGCGGTTGAATACCAGCTTAATCCGGCTCGCGCAGTGGGTCTAACTGACGACCAGATTGCAGGAATGGTTCCGCAGAACCCGGGAACACCTCCCCCTCCCCCACCGACTATTGGTGGAGGGAATCCAAGTGAAGTACCGATTCCTGAGAGTAGTCCGTTATCTGGAACATTTGAATAAATAATTGAATTATATGAGCGAGAAAAAGAATTGGATTAAAGCAGCTATTAAACACCCGGGAGCGCTTCACAAAGATCTCCACGTTCCGGCTGGTGAAAAGATTCCTGTGTCGAAAATTTCAGCAGCAGCCAAAAAGGGTGGTAAAATAGGAGAGAGAGCAAGATTCGCTCAGACTCTCGCAAAGATGAGAAAATAATTAAGAAAGGAAAAACCATGTCCGACGAAGAAATAAAAGACGAAGCGGTCGCAGAAGCTCCAGTAGCAGAAGCACCAGTTTCAGAAGAAGTCGCTGGGGAAGCTCCAGTAGAAGCTAGTGCAGAAGCACCAGTAGTTGAGTAACTGATTATCTGCTCTCGATATTCGAGGGCAGTCATCAGTCACATTAACTTAAGACCAAGCAACGCGGGGGCAGTCGCAAGACCAAGCAACGCGGGGGCAGTCAGAAAGTCACTATGGACCCAAAAGAAGAAGCAACCGTACCCGGGGGCAATCCTGACGTAAGCGCAGGATCAAGCAACGGATCAGACGGTACCACCACACCAGTAGACAGTGCTACTCCTGCTGCTGGAGAGAAATCATCTGGTGAATTGTATAAATTACCCGATGGTAGAGAAGTAGATGCAGCCACGTTGCATAAAGAGTTTACGGAGAATTTCTTACCGGAATTTACCCGGCGAAGTCAAAAACTCTCAGAACTCGAAAGTGGAAATTCACAAAATAATAAACAGGAAAAAGAACAGTCACAAGAACCGAAATGGAAAGATCCTGCTTATGTTCCGCAGACCTACGCAGAAGTTATTGAGTTCGCGAAGCAAGAAGCTCTTAAAGAAATTGCCCAGCGAGCTGAGGCTGAAAAGACTCAACTCGATAATGCTCAGAAGTTTATAGATTCTGAGATAGCTGAGATAAGGAAAACGGAACCGAATTTGAGTGAGGAGCTTTTGTTCCAGCACGCAAATAAATATGGATTTACCAACCTTCGGACCGCGTACCAGAACATGAAAGATATGAGTATGGTGGTAGAAAAAACTCGCGAGCAAGCAACCAAAGAAGCCCAGAATCGAGCCACTGAACCTATCGCTACTGTTCCCGGTGCTGGTCAAGGGAAAAGTGAAGGAATTGATCCTTCTGTTTCCCAGAGATTCGGAAGCGCTGTTGAATATTTGAAGTCTTTAAAAGGCTCATAGTTCTTCCTGTTGTCATAGGAACAACAATGACATTTTCAAGCGCAGTAACTACCGTTACTCGTACATATATAGTTCCCAAAGTTTACGACACCATAAACAAAGGATCACCAGTTTTGATGAGTCTTCTTCAAACTGCTGTCCCTTGGAAGACTGGTACTAAGTACGATGTAATTTTCCAATACGTTGATACCACTAATGGTGGTAACACTGGTATTGCAGATAGGTTAGATACTGACCGACAAAATACCAGAGTAACTGGTAGTTTTGAGGTTAAACAGGCTTATAAGCCAGTTGTAGTAGCTAACATTGAAGTTGTACTTAACATGGGTGATGAGCGCGTGCTAGACCTTATCTCCACTGAATTTGACACCCAAGCAAAGTCTCTTATGAATGTCATGTCAGCCAACCTCTACACTGGTACTGGTGTTGGTAATGACTGGGATTCTATTGCAAACGCAGCAGACGATGGAACCAATTACTCTACCTATGCTGGTCTTTCGAGAACCACATACCCTACATTAAATGGTTACTACTTAGCTTCTGCTGGTGCAATGACTCTTGCTAAACTCGCTACCGCGTACGATGCAGTAGAAATTGGTATGGATAAACCGCACATGCTTGCAACCACTAAAGCACAATGGTCTGTGTATGAAAGTCTTCTTTCCCCAACCGTTCGCGCTGGTTACACCACTTCCGGTTATCCTCAGATGAACGCCTTTGGTATGGTTCCAACTGCTGAAGCACTTCAGGGTACACAAGGTTTTGCAGTTCTTTTCTTCCGCGGAACTCCAATGGTTAAAGACGAGCAATGTCCTTCTGGAAAATTGTTCTTGATTAACCGTAACTTCTTCGGCATGAAGGGTGTTGATCTTTCTGCTATCGAAGATGTAGAAACTTTGAACTTCAAGAATACCAGCGATGGTACTCCTCTTGGTGTTCCAGGTCGTGTTCCTTCCACTCGTGGTTTCAACTTTCGTGTATTTAAGCAACCAGTAGATCAGTTGGCGCAAGTTGGTCACATTATCTACGCAGGTAACTTCATCTCAGAAAACCCACGTCTACAAGGTCAGTTGACCGGTCTTACCTAAACAAATAAATATTTCGCCGTTGACCGAGAGCTAGGAGGAACCCGAGCCTCCTAGCTACTCGAGAGGGAAAAATATAAAGGAAATATATGGCAATAGGAACAAAAGCGATTGAGAACTATGTTCCAATCATAAAATACAACGAGGGTCTGTATACCGCACTCGATGTATACATTACCGGTAACTTAACTGTATTAGGCACTACCACCATTGGTGGAATTTCCCTCACAGATTTAACTGTTACTGGTAATACAACTATCGGTAACTCCGCTACCGATACACTCGCAGTCACCGGTGTTTCAACTTTCGTAGCAGGTGCTACTACTGTGGCGGTAACTGTAACCGGCACTTCAATAACCACAGGTAAAGCAATCTTGGTTTCTGACCTTGCTGCTCTTACCACTGGTATTGGTATCAGTGTAGTCTCTGCTGCAACTGCGATTACTGGTGCTGGGAGATTATTCTCCTCCAGCCACACTGGGGCAACTGGTACATCTGCGACTCTAAATGAGTTCTCTTCTGCTGCAAATGATGAAACAATCATTTTGCAAGTAACGGCTTCTGCTGCTAACGCACTAGGAACTGCATTTGCGATTTCCACTGCTACTACAACTGGTACTGGAGAAAGCATTGTTGCTAACTCGCTTACTAGCGGATCTGCATTAACGATTGCTTCCAGCTCCGCAGATACCACTGCACGTTCTTTAGTGAGCATAAACTCTAGTAGTGCCTCAGCAACCGCTGCTACTCTACTTGAGCTTACTAACGCTAATGGAACCTTGGCTCTGATTAAAGGTACTCAAGCCGTTGTTTCTACTAACTTCCGCAGATTTGCCACCGTCAACGGTGTAACTCTCTGGATTGGTAACGGAACAACCGCTAACGGAAACCTTTCTGGAACTGCTGGTGATGTTATCCTCAACGCTGGTTCTAATAAACCAGAATACTGTACAGGCACTACAAGCTGGACAGCCTTAGTTTAATAAAAAATTAATCTAGCGATGCTAGAGAAAAGCCAAAGAACTAAGAGTTCGGAGGCTGAAAAAAATGAATCAGATTAGCTTTCAAAGTGTTTACAACGTAGACACTTCTCCTCAATTCACTATCGGTCAGAGAGCAGTGACTCCTGATGGTCGTGAATGGGTATATACAAAGGTAAGCACCGGTGGACTCGCCAAGGGTTCCGTAGGTGTACCTGTTACGGTTACTGCTGTTGATAATGTAAGTTCTTCAACAGATAACCAGAGCAGAATAATCTATATCACCAAGGCTTCTGCTGGCTGGACTGTTGGCGCTTTCGCTAATAGCACCGTAGTAGTAGACGATGGTACTGGTGTTGGTCAGGTTGCAAAGGTACGCACCAACACTACTGATACTCTTATTCTCTTCCCAGAAAATGCACTCTCTACCGCTCTATCTTCCACGGATAGTGACATCACTATTTTCAGCAACAGCGTAGTTGTTAAAGCTGCTATTACTAACAAACTCCAGAACGCAGTTGGTGTTGCACAAGTTGCAATGTCTGCTGGAGACTATGGTTGGTTGCTAACTGCTGGCGTAGGTGTTGTCCTCGCTGGTGAAGTATTAGTTGTTGGCGCTGATTTCGTTACAGGTGACGATACGACTGGTCAAGTCATTAAAGGTACTACTGCAAAGGGTCCTTTTGACGAACAGGCTCTCGGTCGTTGTTTGGTCGCTAATGCCGCTGCCGATCAAGGCACAATGGTATTTGTCGATATTAGATAAGAATAGTTATCTACTTCCGATCCTCATGGGGTCGGGGGCTAGGTAATTATAGAGAACGGTGAAGCTCTCGATTCCTAGAGAAAGAATAAAAAAATATGGACCGAAGTAATTTAGGTAAGGTTGTGAAGTTCACAAACATTACCGATAAAGATTTCTCTCATGCTTTTGGCGGACAGCCCTTCTTCATAAAAGCAGGTGAGACAGTTATGTTCCCTTATCCTCTCGGGCATCATTTGGCTAAACATTTAGCGAGAAGAATCTTCATTGACGGAGATACTAGCCCTCGTAGTTATGATCCGAAAGATCCTTCTCAGGGTGCAGGGATTCCATTATGGAACGCAGATAAAGAACAAGCGATGATTGAAAAAATCCTTGGGGATATTTACGAGGATTCTAAGCCAGTAGAAAAATCTGAGAATGAAATTCTCAGAGAGAAAGTAGATCAGTTACAAGCTCAATTCGCTGAACTGATTGGAGACAAAACCACCTCGGATGGAAGTGTGTACAAAGACAAACAAGATGTAGTCGAAGAGCTGACTGCTCTCGGAATTACCTTCGATGCTCGGAAGGGTAAAGCAGAACTAGAGAAATTACTGAAAGAGCAGAAAGAGAAAGTGTTTGCTTCTCAATAATTAACAATAGTCGGGGATCGCGATAATCCGATCCCCCTTCACCAAATATGGAAGTTACTAACGACGAAATTACCTCTAAACAGATTTTGGCTAAAATCCACATGGATATTGCTTCTGCTCGTGGAACCTTGGCTACTCTTACCGAAGAGAAGGAAGCGTTTTTAATTCAGAGAGAGCAGGAAGCGGTTAAGAGAATTGAGTCTGTTGTTATTGCAAGCAAGGAAGCATTGGATCAGATTGAACTGAATAGAGAGAGTCTTCAAGCGTTTAGTAATGAGTTGGCTAGTTATGCTTTGGAATTAGTTGGTTTCAAAAAGAAATTGGAACAGAAATCTGCTGATTTTGAAGTGGCACAAACTAATGCACATAAAGACATACAGGAAAGACTTGTGTTACTAGATTCGGAAAATCGACGATTGAAAATGTTGGCTTCTAAGATCAAGAGCGATAGAGAGATGTTGGACATTCGGGCTGAGAAGTTAGATGAGAAAGAGAAGCATGTAGAAAGTAAGCAAGCAGCTCTTAAATACGCTTTTGAAGAATTAAGGAATAAACAAAATATATGACACAAATTGCTTCGGCTTTTACGAGAGATGCGAACCATGTTCCCATTACCGGACTTGGTTTAGTGGTAAGTAAGGCTATAACTTACTCGGCTTTAACTACCGGGGCAGTTGGCACAACCACCTTATTTAATGTTACTGGTCTAGTAGCTTGCAGACTTTTTGCGGTTGTTTCTGGAGTAGACCTCACGGGGAGTGGGACTATCGAAGCAGGAATTGCTGGCAATACTGCTGCTCTTTTGGCTCAAGTAGCTGCAACTGCTTTAGATGTTGGTGAGATTTGGACCGATAGCGGACCCTCTACTGTTGAACCGCTCCCTGCTCAATCACTTATTACAGATACAGATATTATTCAAACCATAGCAAGTAATACCATCACTGCTGGTACTCTCACTTTCTACTGTTTGTGGGAACCGGTTAGCTCTGATGGTAATGTGGAGGCTGCATAATGGCACAAGCAAGTAGAGATCAAAATCATGTAACCACTGCTCTTGGGGTTAGTTCTACTGATGGCGTTACCCCTATTCGTTTTAGAGTTGATCCAGCCACTAACCGTTTATTGGTAGAACTTGCTGCGGTGAGTTCTGGTGGATCAGCTAATGCTTCTCCAGCCAAGAGAGATCAGAATCATGTTCCAGTATGTTTGGGGGTAGATAGCAATGGGGTGGTCAGACCGATTGCTACCGATTCTGATGGTTATTTATTAGTAGACTTTAGTTAATTAAAATAAACATTTATGAGCAGCGAACAAGCAAGTAGAGATCAAAATCATGTAACTGTTTTAATGGGAGTTACTGACGATGCAAACGAGGAAACTCGTATGCTTCGTATTGATCCAATCACAGGACGGTTAAAAGTCTCTGGAACTGGCGCTGGGGCTACGGGTTATACCGGTTACACAGGCTATACTGGTTATACGGGTCCTGCCGGAGCTGGTTCGACGGGTTATACCGGCTACACAGGTCCTGCTGGTGCGACTGGTTTTACCGGTTATACCGGTTACACTGGTCCCGGTAATTTTACGGGTTACACCGGTTATACCGGCTACACAGGTCCTGCTGGGGTTGGTTCTACTGGTTATACGGGATACACAGGTCCGAATGGAGCTACTGGTTATACAGGGTACACAGGTTATACTGGTCCCGGAAATTTTACAGGGTATACAGGATATACCGGTGCAACGGGTTATACAGGCTACACTGGTGCTGGTAATTTTACTGGCTACACGGGTTACACTGGTCCTAACGGACCAACTGGCTACACGGGTTACACTGGTCCTAACGGACCAACTGGCTACACGGGTTATACCGGCTACACAGGTTATACTGGTCCCTCTGGTTCATCGGGAGGTCCGACGTTGGAAGCCTCTAATACTACTGAGCAAACAACTACAAGCACTACTTTTGCAGACCTTGTTAGTTTCAGTGGATTGAGCATTGCAGTTACTAAAACTATTGAAATTTGGGTTTCTTTTAGAAAGACAAACGGAGCTGCTCAAGATTTCAATGTAGGTCTAAAGTTAAACGCAACTGCCGTAATGAATGCCGGCTCTATCAGTCTTGGTTCTAGTAATGAAGCTGCTACTGGTTATGTGAGATTCATAATTCCCCCTCGTTCAGCTAATTATCTTAATGGTGGACTATTCATTTACAGTGGGAACTCGAATGGGGGAGGAGGAGCCAATGCTACTGGGACGGGAAACGCTAATCCTAGCGCAGCTATTCCTAATGCAACTATTACCGATATAGTGATAACTGGAAAAGTAGGAAGTGGATCAATCACAGGTGCAGTTAAAGAAGTGTTTGTTTATTCATATTAATTGTATTAATTTTAATGAATTTCTCAGTCGTACTAATAGCAAAGAATGAAGAAAAAACCCTTCCGAGATTATTAAAATCTTTGGAAGGGTTTAAGTCTCTAGGTGGAGAAGTGATTGTTCTCGATACAGGTAGCACAGATCAAACTGTTGCGGTTGCTTTTGAATGGGGTTGCAAGGTGTTTGCGGTAGAAGATAAGTTTATTATTACTATTTCTGAGGAACAGGCGAATGAAATAAATGCTAAATATATAGTAGCCGGAGAAGAGCCGGTAATTACTGCTGGTCAAAAGATTTTCGATTATTCCTCGGCTCGTAACCACGCAGCCTCGCTTGCTTCCAATGACATGATCGCGATGCCTGACTGCGATGAAGAATATACTGCTTTGGATTTAGAGCTGGTTAATAAACTTATAGAATCTGGAGCCGAGCAATTAGAATATCATTTTGTCTTTGCCCATGATGAACGAGGTAAAGAATCTCTAGGGTTTCTTCACTCAAAATTTTATAACCGTACAAAAGCTAAATGGGTTGGGGTTATCCACGAGGTATTGAGTGGAGATGTAAAAAGACTCCAAGTCCCACCTGAAATTATTAAGCTAGAACACTGGCAACAGCCATCAGATCATCGCAAGAACTATCTTCCGGCGCTGGCTTACGACTGTTATATTAATCCAGAGAATGACCGAAATGCTCATTATTTCGGGCGTGAATTAGTTTGGACTGGTAGACCACAGAGTGCGATTAAACAACTAGAACAGCATATACGTTTAAGTAAATGGGCAGCAGAAATTTCTCAGTCTTACTGTTTTATTGGAGATGCTTATCTGGCTCTTGGGAAAGATAAGGAAGCCCTAGCTGCATATCATCAAGGCTTTATTGAAGACCCTACTCGCAGAGAAGCATTGATTCGTCTTGCGGAATATTTTTATAAAAATAATTTACCTCATCAGGTAATTGCATACTGTACGGCTGTGCTAGAGATCCCCGGTAATAGTTATTTCGCGAACCAGCAACATCACTACACTTTTTACCCACACGAGATGTTGTCGTGGGCATATCATGCGATTGGTTATTTGGAAAAGAGTAAAATCCATTTTGATTTAGGGTTTGGTTTTGCCCCACTATCTTCAAAGTTTTTACATAATTATCGTTTCCACTATCCGCTTCCTAAAGTTAGTTTCATTATTCCTCACTTGGGTAGAGAAGAAGGTTTACAGAGATGTATCGAATCTATCCGGAAACTTAACTATCCTCAAGAAAAGGTTGAGATGGTTATAGTCGATGGGGAAGATACCGTGCCAAAGAAAGTAGCAGAAGGGCTAGAACGTGCGACAGGAGAAGTGATTGTATACGCAGCGAATGATATGGAATTTACCCCAGATAGTGTGATCCTTGCATATATACTTTCTACCAAAGGATATGGTTTAGTCGCTTTTAATTCTGGTACACCTGAACATGAACATTTCTTAATTACTCGTGCGTTAATTGAAAAGCTAGGTGGGCAGATTTTCGATACAGATTTTCACCATGTTGGGGTAGATAATTATTTATGGGGGCAAGCAGTTAAATTGAACCAAGCTACCAAGTGCGAGGAAGCCATAGTTATTCACCATCATTTTTCTCTTGATGGAGAAATGGATGAAGTATATGAACGAGGCTGGAAACACGCTGATTCGGATAGAGCTTTATTAAAAGAAAAATTAGCAAGATTAGAAGTCGAAAAATAATATGCAGGACGCGAATAAACCAAATATGGACCCCCAAGCAGGAGTGGATCAATTTGCTAAGAACGAGCTGGTTCTCAACAAAGATGGTTTTTACGTCTTCCATAGTATCGTAGATGGAGCCACCGCAGCCAACTATGATGTAATCTTCACAGCCTTCCGACCATGCCAAGTTATCGCAGCCATTGAAACCCATAGAGTAAAAGGAACAGATGCGGGTGCGGTTACTCTTAATCTTGAAAAACTCACATCAGGTCAGGCGTTAAATTCGGGTGTAACTTTACTCCAAACTGCTTGGGATTTAAAAAGCACTATTAATACTCCAGTTATTAAGCAAGGTTATCAACTCGCAAACGGACTCACGCTTGTCTCTCTGGATAGAAACTTAGAAACAGGTGATCGCTTGGCTCTCAAAGATACCGGTACGCTTACTGCGGTTGCCGGTGTTTGTGTAACTATTTACTTAAAATTCTGGGGGAAAGGACAATATCGCTAATGCCACAAATATTTAAAACTAAAGATGGTTTGAGGGTGAGATGGGATGAGCGTGATTGGCTCGTTGGTCTTGGTAAACAATGGACAACTTCGAGTGCTGAGTGGAGCAAAGAGAGTCTTCTAACCGCAACCAACATTGATCCTTTTCGTTACTTCGGTCAACTAACCTCTGGTTATAATCCCACTGATGCAACTAATATGAGTACTATGACTGCTCTTGGGCTAAATGCTTCGGTGCAGAACTCTGGTGGCTCAAATATTTTTGCTTTCATTATTACCAATGGCGACCAGATTAATCGTCTGGAACTCGCTTCTTCTGGGAACGCTGGAACAATCACTAACAACGCAACCTTTCCACAGGCTATCTCCACTACCAAAGGTGCTGGAACTCATGCAGCCCACACCACTTTCGTAGGAACCGACTGTGTTATTTATAGACACCGCGTAGGATCAGCCAACGCAACCAGTTACTTCTATTCTTGGAATGACAACACTGATGGGGATGTGGGTAGGTACGATCTTGCTACTACATTCGATTCAGATTTTATGAGTGCGGTGGTTGGAGGAACATACAGTAGCGGATCAACAGTCCTTTCTATAAATCCTCACCCGGTTATCGTTGGAGATGACGATGTTCTTTATTTCGGTGATGGTAACTTTTTACAATATTACGATGGTGACTATGGCGGTGCTTCGGCTAATGGTACGAATGGCACAGCTCTCGTTCTTCCGGCTGGGATGGTTATCAACGGTTTTTCTAAAGCTCAAAATTTCTTAGTCATTTACGCATACCTATCGAACGGTGTGGATGCTTCTTCGGCTACTTTCTATCGCGGTTCAGCCAAGGCTTATTTCTGGGACTATCTTTCTCTTGATCCTTCCTATGTATATGACCTTGAAGATAACTACGTTTCTGCCGGATTTACTTTCGGAAACAAGTTCGGTTGTTTCACTGCTGGACGATCTGCCGAACCGGGTGTGAGCAGAACCAGCAAACTCCGCTTCTTTACAGGGACTAGATTTAAACCGATTAAAAACTTTAACGGTAATCCTCCTTGCGTGGGTGGAGTTGAAGTTCACGATAATATGCTCATGTGGAATAGCAGCGGTAAAATCTACACTTTCGGAACCCCCTACGACAACAATGCGAATGTTCTTTTCCAGCCCTACGGACTGAATAGCGGTAGCAGTGGACTTCTCAAAGAATTTTTCAGCGCTGCGGTTTTCTTCTCTTCTGGCTCCAACGCTACCCAAATGCAATCGCTCTATCAGAACTTCTTGGGAGCCACATTCAGCATGGGTGCGTTTGAACCTCCTTTAGATGAATATCGTAGGTGGAAAATCCACAAGTTCAGAGTTGGGTTTGGTAAAGAGTTTACTGGAGGAAGATCCTTGATTCTGTATGCAGGACTCGATAACCAAGCGGTCACTACTGTTACAACTGTTACTTCTGCCCAGACAAGTAATGCTACGACCAACGGTGGATTGATCCAAGATTTTTACAATGCTTCTAACGGAAACGACTTTACTCCATTTAGTAGAATGAGACTTGCTATGGATTGGGATTCTGGAAGTGGGGCAACGGACGCTCCGGTTGTAAGTTATGTGGAAATGTATATAGAGCCAGTTAATTAATAAGTTATAATAAATTTATGAGAAGAATCCGAGTGGGCAGTAAATATGCTCTGGTAGATACAGATGACTACCTAAAAACTGAGTTACTTAGGACTCGGAAATTCCATATTGGATCAAGTGGGTATGCTGTTAGGAATCAAAAATACAAGAATAGTCGTAAAGATTGGCAGATGACTATACATCATTTGGTAATGGGTACTCCTCCTAAGGGTATGCAGGTGGATCACATCAATGGCAATAAGTTGGATAACAGGAAAGAGAATTTAAGGTTTGTTACGGTACAGCAGAATCAAATGAATCGCGGAATAACCAAAGTGAACCGAAGTGGATTTAAAGGCGTGTTTATTAAAATTAGGAAAAGTGGGATTAAGTATACCGCTATGATTACCATAAAGGGTCGACAGCTATGGTTGGGAAGTTTTAAAGATAAATTTGAAGCTGCTTTAGCTTATGACCGAGTTGCTCTTGAGCATTTTGGTCCATTCACAAAATTAAATTTACTAAAATGAAATCATTTACAGCGCTCAGGAATCTAGCAGCAACATGGGTTAATAGGACTGGGGATTCTGGGGTCCTAACTCAGCTAGATGGATATATTAATGATAGTATAAGAACGATATGTAACATGAGAAATGGGAGTTGGAAATGGTTAGAGACTCTCCCTACTGTTGCTACGGTTGCTGGACAACAAGAGTATCAAATTCCAAACAAGGTTCGTAAAGTCATTGATGTATATATAAAGGTAGGAGTCCAAGTATATATGCCAGAGGCGGTTTATGACCAAGACCGCTGGAAAGTGGTGTTAGCTTCCAGACTTGGAACTAGTGATATTCCTCTCTACTACTATATTCAAGACAAGAAGTGTTTATTCGCTCCTATCCCAGCTACTAACGGTAACACTATTTATTTTAGAGGCAGGTTAAATGTAAAGGATCTCTCCATTGCTGATTACACTACGGGTTCGATTGTAAGCATTGCGAATGGTGGAACCGCTATTGTTGGTTCAGGCACGACTTTTACTGCGGATATGGTTGGTAGATATATAAGAATAACTGAAACTACTGCTGCCAATGGGGGAGATGGTTTCTGGTACGAAATTGGTTCATATACATCTGCGACGAGTATCGGTTTACTCAAACCATACGAAGGGACTTCTATTACTGCTGGATCAGCAGCCTATACTATCGGTCAAATGTCTCCTATCCCAGAGAGTTATGACACTACTCCAGTCTATCGTGCGGTAGCTTTGTACTGGCAGAACCAAGGTGAACTAGAACGTGCTAAGAGTTACTGGATGAGTTATGACGGTGGATATGAAATGGGGCTACGGAATAATCCGGGTGGTCTGATTGAGCAAATGGTTATTGAAGAAGGTAATAAAGTAGAAGGCAGCTACATCCCACCGTTCGGTAGTCGAGCTGCGGTGGCGATTGCTCCGGGTGCTGCATTCTCACCATTCCAGACCGATGCTAGTGGCTTTTAATTAAAACAAAATATATGGCATTTAGAGATTTATACGCAAAATATATTAGTGGGAACTTGGCAAGTGATCCTAATAGAGATATTGAATATCAGAAAACCGAAGATACTTTGGCTGGTATTCGTGCTGCACGCAGACCTAAAGCCACACCTGTTACTGGTAATACCTCAGCGACTTCTCCGATTGCATCTAGTCCTCGTCAACAATTTACTAACAGCCTTGTTCAAGGTTCTCCATCCTCTCAAACTTTCGGTTTTATGGATGGTTCTCAGTATGGTGCAAATGGCACACAGCTTAAAGCACCCTCTGCAACTACCACCTCTACCACCTCTATCCCTTCTGCTTCCACGACGACGACCACTCCTTCTTCTGGAGCTACGGAATCTGCTTCTCCAAGCGATGCGTACTCTTCTGCTAACGACGCGTATAGAAAAGCTCTCTCCGTCTACAATGCTTCGTTGCTCCCGGGGAATGAATACGCTAATGCAAGAGAGAAATATCTAAATTACATAGAAAGTCTTTCTAAAGGTATCTCTAACTTAGAGGGTCAGGGTCGAGGAATCCCCCTCCCCCTTGTTCGTGGTCAGCAACAGAAGCTCCGTTCTCAAGGTGAAGCTACGGCTACTCGACTACAAGGTGACGTACAGACTGCTGCTGATCTTGATAAGGCTCGACTAGATCAGGCGAAGTTTGGTGTGCAAACAGCAGAGAGTGATCTTACTCGCGCGCTTAGTGAAAAGAATAAGATTACCGAGGCATCTCAGGAACTTCAAAAACAGCTTGGTATTACTACTCGCTTTTACAAGAATCCGGGGAACGCTACGGTTTTTGATACTGTTACCAGACAACCGGTTCCTTACCAAGTGTATAAAGCACTTGGTGGTCAGGGCGATCAGAACGTACCCGGATCTTTCAATGATGTTACTGAACTAAAATTACCTGCACCGAAACTTACAGAAATCTCTCCCGGGGCAACCCTCTATGATCCGACTACGGGAAGAGCAGTTTATACTGCACCTACTACTAAGCAGTTAGGGGGTGGGAGTGGAAGTGGAGGGGGGAGTGGATCGGTGAGAGATTATGCTCAAGCCGTTTTTAACGGAGATCTCAAACTTACTGGCGTTCCTCAATCTATACGGGCGCAAGTAGGGGTAGAACTGGAAAATCTGAGGAAAGATGCTAAGTCTAATTACGACAGCGAATCGGAAGCTAGGTTGGATTATGATTTTGAAATAAGACAGTTAGCAAGCGCGATTGCTTCTGGTCAGATAAGTGGAAATCCCCAAGAATGGGCGAATGCTTTAATAAATACTTATAGTGGCTATATTAGTCCAGAAGAAATAAAAGGAACGATCTCTTCAATAGTTAAAAAATAAACTTTATGGGAGCCTTGGGTAAGTTTGTCGGCACTAAAACTTCATCAACATCTTCTTCTGGGAAGTCGTCTTTGATAGGCGCTACCTCCGGAGGAAGTATAAGTAAATTTATAAAACCAACTTCTCAACCTACTGACCAGAATGCTTTTCTGTCTGGAGTGGCAGATAAAGCTGGTCTAGGAGAAGAGGCAAAACAGATCCTTGATACCACCCCTAAGCTATCTTTCCTCCAGCGTTTAGTCGCTGGGTTGGGTGCTTTTGAAACTGGTAATGCTGTATATAAAGGTGTTTCTTCAAAGAGTGTAACCGAAGGAGTCAAGCAGTATGGTAAGGATATTGGGACTGGTCTTAAAGCTGCTTTTACTGGTAAAGATGTAGGACAAAGTGAGAAAAAATATTATCAGGATGTATTACCGCAATTTAACCCCGAAGAGACAGGTGGACTAGGCAAAGCGAATCGCGTTGGTAACTTTGTTACTGGATTAGCAGGTGATATTTTTTTGGACCCATCTACCTATTTTGGTGGGTCCGCTGTAAAATACACCACTAAAGGAGTTAAGGCTCTGGTGCCGAAAGCAGTAAAAGAAGCTGCCGTTCCTATAACCGAATCACTTGGTAAGGCTTTTAAGTTTGGTTCAGGTACCAGTAAAGGTCTACCTGAAAAAACACTTGAAACAGTTGGTGATTTGAGTAAGACAAAAGAAGGGATCGTTGAGAGTAATGTTCGTAGATTAGTTGAACCTACCACAAAGGCAGAACGAACCCTGATCTCTGACAAATTACTTGCCGGTAAACGTGCGGAGTACGAGCTTTCTCAACATATAGAGCAGACTGCTGCGAAGGGTTTACAGGAAATAGCGCCGGGATTAAAGGTCACGAGAGAGAATGCTTCGCGTCTTTTGGACGTGGTAGAGAATGACACGGTTAAAAGAATAACTGCTATTAGAAAATCCATAGATGATATTGTTAGACCCCTCTTTAAAGAGAGGCAGACGGCTATTAGGGGTGGACGGACTTTGACTAGCGAAGTATCTGGTTTAGTAACCCCCGGAGGAAGGAAAAGCCTTTCTCGGGTAGATGATCTGAATAGGGTGGTAGATGGGTTGAGGCAACAACTCAAAGCCTTCAAAGATATTAAAACTTCCCCACCGAAATTAGGTCCCGGTGCAGTTGCTCCTGTGACCAAGCAAGAGATTATAGATGTTTCTAATAAACTCATTTCTTATGAGGAGGAGCGACTAGCAAAGCTGATAGATAATCTTAGTGAGAAATTAAGTAAAGCGAAATCTGGCGCACCTACGATCACAAAAAGCGGACTCAAATTACCACCTGCAAGCATACAAGACACGATTATATACGGTGAGCGACAGATAATGGAGTATCAAAAAGAACTATTACAAAAACAAAGACTTCTGAATGTGATCGCTGATTCACGGAATATTGCTAAGAGTACCATCTCGGATGCCATGCGGTCAGGTGATTTCAGTAGAGTGCCACAGCATATAACTGACTTGTTCGAATTTGCTACTAAGACTTCTGACCCTAAGATTGCAAAAATTATTTCAGACCAGATAGCACGTAGTAAGAAATTCGCTGCGACTGCCGGTATCAAGAATCCTTACGAGATATATTTCCCTTCTCTCACCAATGACAAACTCAAAACCTTTGATGAATCGTTGCGTCGTTTTGGGGTAGGCTCAGAAGGTTATAAAAAAGAATTTAGAGACTTGTTAAAAGACTCTGACCTCATTAAAAACCCAGCAGAGGCTTTCGCACGCAGAGAGTATCAAGTTTTACAAGATTTTAAAATTAGGAAATTCCTTAACGAATCTATTCAGGATTTTGGCAAACCACTCGACGTATTTAAAAATGCAGACGAAGCTCGTCGAGCCGGTTTTGAGCTGGTAAAAGAGAAAGGAACTTTTGGAAAAGAGTTGGGTTATTTACCGAGCGCTGACAAAGAATTTATCGACTCATTCTTCTTTCCGGGTAAACTTGCCCGAACGATAGATAATCTTGCTAGAGCTACGGGTTTTGACGCAGTGACCAATTTATTCAAGCGCTCTGTCACTGGTTTGTTTTTGCCATTCCACGTTCGTAACTGGGTTTCTGGAATGATCCAAAACTATGAGGTTCTTGGAGCAAGAGCATTGGCTCCTCGTAATATTGTGGATGGTCAGAAGATAGCATGGGCGCTTAGTAAAGGGAAAGAGGGAAGTGGGCTGATAAAAATTAGAGGGAGAGACTTGAAACTGAAAGAGATTATAAAGCCTTTTGAGAAACGATTTGGTACATCCTCTCAGTATATAAGTGATTTTGCCGATGCTACTTCTGGACACGTTTCTCTTCCTACTAAGTTATCTAAGTTCAATCCACTCTCAGCTAATAATCCAGCCTTCCGCGCTGCTAGGGCGGTAGGTAATTTCATCGAAACTCAACAAAAAGCAACTGCCTACCTTACTGCTTTGAGAAAGGGAGAAAATATTGAGGGTGCATTACAAGCTGCTGCTCGTGCTGGTTTTGATTATCGTGCGCTTACAAGTTTCGAAAGTAAAATTCTTAGGAGGATAATCCCCTTCTATTCTTTCACTCGCAAGAATATCGAACTCCAGCTCAGAACATTGGGTGAATCTCCCGAGAGGATCAATAATGTATTGAAGGTTTTCGACAGGATGCAGTCTGACCTTACAGCAGAAGAGAAGCAGAAACTCCCAGATTACTTGAAAGAATCCTTTGCATTTAAAACAGGAGAAACTCGTCCGGGTATACCAGAAATTTCCGCTGGTTTCGGCACACCAATCGAGCAGGTGTTCAGTGTTGTTGGACCAGAGCCACTTAGAAGGATTGCTGCCACCATGAATCCAATTTTCAAGCTCCCACTTGAGCGTACTTTTGGAGTTGAGTTCTTTAGAGATAGACCATTAGATGAAGTAGTCCAAGCAAATGAATATAAAAAAGCTCCACAATGGGTGAAGGACTTTCTGAAAGCCAAAGAGGTTACAAAAGTAGACAAAGAGGGGAATAAATATACTGTTCTTAACGCAGATCCAGAGAGGCTCCAACTATTAAGATCTCTTCCTACGAGTCGAGGAGTAAGTTATTTGGCTGCAATTTTTAGTGATGATACTACTGATACTACCAAAATTCTCCAGTCTACTACCGGATTAAAACCACGACCAATAGATCTTGAAACAGTGGAATATTTCAGGAACAGAGATAAACAAAAGGAATTGGAGAATCTTCTGATTCGAGCTGGTGTATTAAAAAGGTTCGAGAGAACGTATGTACCTAAAGACAACCCACAGTAGTTTGAATGCAGGTTTCATCTGCCCCAAAGTAATAGGATTTATCGTACTTTGATGGAGAGGGGGCAAAATAAGCTAACCATACCCACAAGATTGCTAAAAGCGTTAGAAATATAATTTTCCCTGTTTTTTTCTGAACTTCAACTTTCATATTGATATAATTAATGTAAGTAATTTTTATAGCACATTATACTAGATATGTCAAAGAGTAAAGATAGTAACCACAACCATCACCATGTCCCCTATGTAGTAGCTGCTAGTGGTGAGAGGTATTTTGCAAAATGTAATGGATATAAATGTGGAGATGTTGTAATAAAATCCTTTGAGAATCAAGAAGAAAAACAGAAAATTTATAAACAACTAAAATTAATCGTGTAACGTATGCCTATCCACATTGTTATAATGTATATGGTTATCTGCTTCGCGCTTGGAGCGCTTACTGAATACCGATTCAAATGGTGGACGTATTTAGAACACAATGTGTTCTATCCCATTGAATTAAAAATTAAAAAAAAATAATTAAAAATACCGCCATGTCTAGTGATGAGAACATAGACAGACGGATCATGCGATGGATTAGTTTTCTTGTAGTAACAGTCCTGCTCTTTTTGGCAGGGTGGAGGACTATCCAGAATCAGGAGCCGTTCGATAAAACTTTGGGGTTCATTATTCTTGCTACTACCGGCGCAAGTCTTGGCGCGTTTAGTTTCAAGTATATCGTAGATAAACTAAAGCCTTAACAGGGATTGGTATAAATAATTGAAAGGAAACTAAATGTTTTCAACAGACTTCTTCATTAGATTATTACTCGCTGCATTTGGAGCGATAATACTTATACTAATAATCCCAGCATTTCTGAGGGTTATTGGTTTTCCAGTAGGGGCTGACCTGCTGCTTATTATTAAGTTAGTAATAGCAGCCATAGCTGTGTATTACGTTTTTAAAGGATAAAGACCTATGCGATTCCAACTTCCCTTCACTGGCACCGGCACACGACCGGGAGTATACATCAGCCAATGGTTCGGACAAAATCCGGGTCTTTATACTCAGTACGGCTACAAAGGACATAATGGAATAGATTTCGCTGCCCCTATGGGTGAACCTATTATGGCTATTGCTGATGGTTGGATAGTCGAGCAAAGTTCTTCTCCTACTGGTTATGGGAATAGAGTTACACAACGGTTGGAATTTGATAATAAGTTTTTCTTGTTGGTGTACGGACACATGAGTAAATTTATTTCTAACGAGATACAACCGTACAACTGGTTTGACAAGTCTCGTTTTATAAAAGCCGGTGAGATAATTGGGTACTGTGGGACGAGTGGTTTTACTACAGGACCCCATCTTCATTCTGGATTTTACGAACAACTAGAAAACGGTACACGCTTATATGTTAATAATGGCTATGGCGGTGCTATAGACCATAGAAAGTATTTCTTCCCTATGACAAATGCAAAATTAGTTAAAAAGGGTAGTGAGTATGGGTTTTATTTGCCTAAAACTAATGAACAGACTTTAATAGATACAGCTTTAAATTTAGGCTATCAATTACCTACTTTAAACGATGGTACGGTGGTTGACTGGGCTAATGTAAAGCCAGACATTGAACTCCCTGCCTAATGGTATAATATAGACACTTACTATTATCTCTTAGTTTCTGGCTGGGAGGGTATTTAGGAGGGGTGTTTACCTCTATGCTCAAGCACCCGAGTATTCCGGTATTCCTGGATAACTTGTTACATAGAGTTTCTATTTCTGGTTTAGTATGTAGTATATCCCCCTTTGTATTCGTACATAGGGGTAAGCACGATACAGTTGGAAGCAAGAGCGAGCAGGTAATTTATTAAGCATGTTTTTAAAATAACTCTAGTGGCGTTAGTGGCGTTCGCGGTACTAACAATGCCAAAGAGAGTTGTTTCACAAGGTCAGCTTCCCCCTCCACTACCACCTGACAAGTGGGCAGATGGAGTTATGGTACAAGACCCGGAAGCTGCCACAATAGCGTTACAAAACTACGAAATTGAGCAACAGAAACAGAGGGAGAGAGAGGCTCAGCTTCGCAGGAGGGTTACAGTTCCGACTAATGTAATTAAAATTACAGATGAAGTGCCGGGTTATACAAAAAGTCAGATGTATAACTGCTGGAACTTCGTAAAAGATGACATAATCATAGGAATGGGTGCAGCGATGAATCATCCTGCTCCACTCGAACAGCCTCAAATTGGCGCGATTATGGTTAGTTACGAAGGACCGAAGGGACACTATTCACGAGTCTTGGCTGTATTTGAAAAGGAGTTCGTTGTTGGAGAATTTAACTTCGAGGGTGGTTATTATACTGAGCGCGTTATTCCCAAGAACTTTCCTCTCATTAAAGGATTTTACAAAAAATAATATGGAAATAATAATCGGTGCAAGTGTTTCTATCTTGGTTCAGCTTATAAAGAAGTACCTTGAAAGCACTACTGAGAAATTAATTGCAGTAGTAATTCTTTCCCTTGTTGCTGGCACAGTCTACTATCTTTATTCACCTACTGAATATTGGCATCAGTCCATCCAAATACTAGGATTTGCTGGGGCATTTTACACATACATCATTCAACGATTTGAAAAAGACCAGTAGTAATACTGGTCTTTTTGTAGGAGGAACTATGCGAGGACTATCACACTTAGATAGGAGAAAAAGGTTATGTTTACTAAGACTCAAGAAGTTCAGGCAGTTATGTGCCAACGATGCCGTTACATTACAAAGGCTCTTGACCCCACCCATTGCCTTGCGTGTAGCGCTAAACTGGTACAACCCAGATCAACCCCACCTCCACACGACTCATGGATCAAAACCAAAATATTAGAGGCTCTCTCGTATATTTTCAATATCAGCTTTCACATCTGGAGCTTCTTCCGATCCCTCCTGTAAACCCTACCAACTATCCTACCTAAGAAAAAGACCACATCAGTCAGTGGTCTTTTTCTCTTATGAATTATTTTTTATAAAGTTTACCAGAGTACGCGCTGCATCAAAGAGCTGGCTTGGATAATTACCTTTACGGGTTTTCTTGAAGAGCTGAGAGAATGTCGCCTCATCGAGCTTATTCACTTCAAACAGAAAATCATCAGCCTTTATACTCGTAACCTTCTGGACATCTGCGAGGGCAAAATCCCGTTCTTTTTTATACATCTCAGTCTGATCTTTCACATAGTCAAGCAATAGTTTCTTCAATTCTTTATGGCGCTCACTATCCTGCCTAACCTCAAAACCCTGTTCGCTTAACCACTCATAGATTCTTAACCGGTTAGATCCGGGAGTGTGTTCGTCTGTCATGTTATTTGCGGATTACTAATTAAATTTTCCCATGCTTTCTTGGTTATTTCGGTCAGAGATTCTTTCGGCTTTTCTTTCTTTTCTGGTTCATCGAAATCAAAAACATGGTAAATATACGTTCTTGCAAGGACCTCTAAGGTGAGCAAGACAAGCCACGGATTCGTGAACATCAGAAGGAAGACAAAGCCTATCTCCATAGCCCATAACCCTTTCCTAAAACCGTAATCTTCCTGCCACATCTGCTCTACTACGTGCTTCATCACCCTGTAGACTACTGGATTTTTCCTTTGTAACCAAATTTCATCGTACCAGTTTTTACGATCTTTCTCTAACTTCATTTCTAGGCTTCCCATAATCATAGGGATTCCCACTCCCACGACTATCATAAACGTACCACTAACATTGTCGTGTTGGGTGAACATCCTAAATGCTAGGAATATACTGGTGGCAGCCCAATAAGTAATAGCCCATCCCCTAATCATCATTCTTAGGTCGTATTTATGGTACTTGAATTTATGCTTCTTGATCCAAGAGCGTGTATAGTGGGTGGCGATTTCTCGACACTTGTCGTCGAGGCTTTTAAACAAACCACTGGTAGTATTCATGGCGCTTATCTGCTTCAATTATCATTATAGGTTTACCTTGTCTCAAGAGCATCCAGTTTAAAAACATTCTCCCGGTTCTTCCGTTCCCATCCACGAAAGGATGAATTTTCTCATACCGCACATGGTGTTCTATTGGGTCGATTCTTTTATCATTCGCTAGAGCTATCCACTCTTGCATAAGCGGATAGATGAGCGAAGGTTTTACTCCGGGTCTTCCAGCAATCGAAACTGGTATGGTTCTATAATGCCCGATCTCTTCTGGTTGTAATGACTGGTGGGTCATTAAATAGCGGTGAGTTTTACAGACTACTTTTCTGGTTAAGTAACTCTGCTTCTTCAAGTACGCCCACGCATGAGTAGCATCAACCAGACTTCGCTCGTCAAAGACACCTTCAATAGCATTACTTTCTTTTAGAAATTTTATTTCATCTGCGGTCATAGGTTATTCTCATAATACTTTTCCATATATTCCCACACACCCTCATCACCTTTCTCTACCAGTATATCGAATACTTTCTGCGCGCCAAGACTACTCCCATCGTAATAACATGGCGCTTTTAGAATAGGGCATTCTTGTTGCATGGGAGTGTGTCCCTCGTAGTGGGGTATGCAACTATGATAACCAATATCTGCTGGTAGGGGGGGCGCATAGCATACGTGGATGACCAAAATTACCAACATCATACCGATCACCAAATATTTCGTGGTCAACATGTGGAAGGTGCCAATTCGTATAAAGGACAAACTGGACTGCTCCCTTTTCTCCTTTTAGCAAGAAGGTAATAGTAACCCCATGAATACCATAGTTCTTGGAGGGGTCAGGATCTCTCTTGTCGTATGCAGGGGAGAATTTAATTTCTCTGGTTAAGCTCATTCCTGCGTCTCCTTGGGATGGAGCATAATCGTTCTCATAACCGTATTCGAGGCTGCTTCTGGACTAGGCGCTTTTACTGGGACATAGCAAACGATAATACCGTTTACTACTATCTCCACTATATAACTTTTTTTTGGACTTAAATCGACTGTCATTTGTTTTATATTTTAATCTTTGTCTTCATAGATCCAAACTTCACCAGTAGCTTCATCATATTGCATGTCGTCGTAGTCATCTGCAAATTCATGGACATTTGCCCAGAATTTATCTCGAAGGATTTTTCTCTTCTGGGCTATGCTTCGTTCTTCTTTCGCAAGTTTATCTAAGACTTTATATTGTTCTTGAAGTTCTTCAGGTAAAAGAACTTTTCTCTTAATAGTCCTACCCTTTAATTCATCATCTGTATTAGATTTGATCGCTTTCAATAAATCACTAAGGTTCATATATTTATTTATTTAAGTCTATAAAAGGAACTGTGCCTCCGGGAATCATCTGGCTTGGGAGTTTACCATCCCACTTTTCAAGAGCCTTCAACTGTACATAATCACGACCACCCTGTTGAGTAATGGCTTGTGCTTGAATACGAATACTCTCTGCTTCTGCTTTAGCTTTTTCTACCTGTTGCTGGGCTTCGTATTTCACTTGTTCAAGTTTGTTCTTAGAGGCTAATGCGTTCTGTTCTGCGGTAACTTTAGCTTCAATAGCTTGGTTAAAGGCAGCAGAGTAATCGAAATCAGTGAGAGATACTTGAGTGACTACTAGAAATCCACTTTCCGATAACCGGGCTTTCAGGGTCTCAGTGATCTCATCTTTAACCACCTGACGTTTCGTAACCAATTCTTCTGCGGTGTGCTTGGCTGTGGCTGACTTCACTATTTCTTGGATAGCTGGGTCGATAATAACACTCTTATATTCTTTACCTACACTATTCCACATGCTTGCCACTCGGTCAGTGCGAACATTGAAGTTCACCGCAACCTCGGTCGTAACTGTCTGGAGATCTTTAGAAGCAGCACTTGCTTTCGCTTTCTCTACCTGAGTCCTTACATCCACTTCTTCGACATCCTCAATGATCGGAGCTTTGTAACTATATCCTTCGTCTAATACTCGTACCACCTTACCTCCCCTAAGCACAATCCCTTTATGTCCTGCGTTTACTGAGGTGAAAGGTAATAACCATAAACCTAATAACAAAAGTATAATTAGTACCACTATTGTTATTGAAAACTTAACTCCTGTTGGGAGGGGTTCCTGTTCCATTCTCATCTTTCTTATCTTCTTTCTTGGCGAATAAATGTTTAACTGTTAAAAGAAACAGTGCCAAAATTAATAATACATACGCTATCTCAATTACTCTTGCCATTGTTTTGCTTTTTAAGAGTTAGTAGATAAACCACCAAATCTATCGCCTCATTAATCGCTTCGTCTAATATCCCATCTTTCTCGGGAAGATAGCCCCCATGCTCTTCCTGACCAGTACGATATTTAGAGTCGATGCGTTTCTGGGCTTCATCTTTTAACCACTCTAGGTGTTCTTCCGACCGAAGTTCCATATACGTTTTACTTTCGCCCAGAATCCTACTGGTTTTGGGGGTACTTCCTTCGGTGTTTGCAAATTGTAACCGTAGTACCCCCGTCCTGTGTGGATTCGTGGGTTTTTAAATATTTCTATTAATAATTTTTTATCAACATTCTTCCTGAATAACTGAGTTCGTCCTTTTACTGGATGTGTGAGTACCGTAGCCACTGTCATTTTAGAATAATAGATATTCAACCGGACATCCTCTTTTTTAAAACTCACAAGGAAAATCGTGTTCTGGTGATCCACCTCTCTCCACCCGTACTGGAGTGCTAGTGCTTTAATGTTTTTATACCTCTGAGGGTAACTGACTCTATTTGGTAATGACATAGTAGAGTGACTTAGCTTCTAGTAGAGATCGAACAATATAATATTCCCCACCATTATCTTCCATCCATTTCTCGAAGGCTTCTTGAATCGGACTCTGTTTTCCTGTGAGTGTTTTAACTTCTACTCCAATAAACCGTCCTTTATATAACCATCCAATATCCGGTGCGCCTTTAAATGTGGAAGGAATAAATTTCCCGGTAGCCGGGAGGTATGTACCACTGACACCCCACTTAAAGACGAAACAACCTTGTGCGCGGAGGAACTTTAAAACCTCACTCTGTATCTGGCTCTCTTTTTTGACCGGCTTCTTCATCATAGGTAAACCTCGTTTCTTCATGTTGTTCAAATGTTGCGACACCTGTCTGCTCCTCGTTCTTCTTGAGTTCGACCAACCTCTCTTGAAGACCAATGACTGATTCTGAATACGTCCATGCTTTTCTGGATTTGACCAACTTAAATGTGCCTTTACCGGGAAGCACAAACCCACGGATTCCGCGTTCCTCGCATATCTGTTTCGTCTCTTTATCTACCGCCTCTTGGAGTATCTTGAGTTGCGAAGCGATCAGTTTCTCTTGGCGTTTTAGGTCAGCATAATCTTCTAATAATTGCTTGTTCATAGCACTGGAAGAGATTTCTCATCGAACATAATTCGCTCTACTTCTTTCACGCTGTTCGAGGCTTTAATAATATTGAGAGCGCACCTAATAAGCTCCGGTTTGATCGGCACCGGAAAGAGTTTATATGTCGCATCGGTTTTAGAAACATGCACAATATTGATTTTATCTACTCGGATTCTCGTCATTTTCTGGAGGAGGTGGGCATAGGTAATAACCTGTAACCAGTACGATAGTTTTTCTCCATGATTACTGGTCTTCAAGTCCATGAGGAACAGATCGTCTGACCCCTTGATAAACCCAAGATCATCTATGCTTCCGGCTATGTTATAAGGTATGTGTCCTACCGGCATTTCACACCCTACCGGTTCATAACCCATCTGTGTGTAGAATTTATCGAGTGCCAAGAGACAAGAAGTAACCCGGGGATCATTCCTGAAAACTTCTGGTGCGTTTTTCTGGAGTTCAATCAGTGCATAGCCGGGGCGACGACCAGTCTCTAACCACTCACTTACATATATTTCTCTAAGCGTATGGACCGCACTCCCAATATCTCCGGCTTCTACGAACTCACGTTGCGGTGCATCTTTTGCACGTTGCTTTATTTCTTCCAATTCTTCTGTACTTGGGAGAGTAAATGTTTTTGTTAGTTCACCGATAAAATGATCCAATGCTCGATTCATCTTCCAGTTTCTAATCGAGTCATCTTTCACCATCTGGAGCGCTGTGGTTACACTCGACATTCTCTTCCCACCCATAAGATACCAGTGTCCGGTATGGTCGTGGTCTGGGGTGACCATCTCTTTATAATAGGCAAGGTTAGTTCTCACTCTTTCAATTTTCTTTTCTCTTTTCATGGTAATTCTTATTTAGAGTTCCTCCCACTACCACAATGAGTGGTAGCAGGAGGAGAAATCCGATCAATTTACATGCCCTGAGCATGGTACGCAAGATCATCTGAGTTTTCGCCCATCCAGGCACTATCGACACCAAACTCTACGAACTTAAACACCTTGAATGGAGAATTACCAGCTTTCTTAGCAGGAGTAGCATCTTCAAACCTAATGCCCACAATCGTTCCCGGTTTTACTTTCTTGAACCCATTGTCGATTACATCTTTCCCACCCCAAACTTGATAATACTCACCTTCTACACACATAACCGGATCAAGAACCTTAACTATCTTATTTCCATTCTCATCCGTAGTATTTTCAGTAGGGTGGTACTCACCATACATGGCTTTGACCTCATAGAGATTGACCGGACCATTTTGCCCATTCACGGATTTAAAACCGGTGAATGTACCTTTAATGAAATCGCCTTTCTTACCAAACACGAACTTACTCGCGGAAACTTCTTTTCCGCCTTCAAGGGGATGTGACATAAGATTCCTTTCGTGGCAATGTACTATGTACTATGCCTTATTTAATTTTTTTTCCTTTATTAATTGAGATACCCGCTGTTGGGTGACGTTAAAAATAGAAGCTATAAGACTTTGGGGTATACCCTGCTTAAAGGCTTTTACTATATATTCGTCTCGCTTAACGCGGAGTATCTCTTTAATAGGTGTGTATGTATTGTCTTTCATAAGTTGTCCACAAGTATACTACAAGTCTAGTACAAATTCTGTTACAATACAATAACTAATTGTGGATAAGATTATGGAAGAACATCCTTTTGGGCTAACTGAACGAGATCTCTCGGAATTAAGGGAAGATGACCCATTTGAGCTATTTGAATATGAATTGGCTCATAAACCAGTAAGATTAAGTGACCGGGAACTACTCGAAATTTTCCCGAAAGAAGCGCGGAACTATTTAAAACAAAAGATTAAAGATTTATATATGGAATGTCAGAACCTAGAGGGGAAAAAACGAGCAGCGATCAAGGAACACGATGATTGGCTGCTGGATATACTAGAAGGTAAACGCCAGAAGCTAGAAGACGAAGCGATGAAAATTAAATGGCTCTTGAAAGGTGAAGAGAGTAATCAGAACCTAGAAGTAGCGAAACGAATCCCGATTTCTAACTTTCTGGAGTTCACTCGTGCCGGATTTACTAAGTGTCTGTGGCATGAAGAGCGCACCGGAAGTTTGAAATACTATCCTAAGACTAACCATGTGTACTGTTACGCCGGGTGTGGCAAGAAAGACGTGGTGGATGTGGTAATGCAATTACGCAACGTAGATTTTAAAGAAGCTATAAAAATACTCTCTTGACCTTTGACGAATTACAACAAAAATTCGATGACACCTACCTCTTGGTTGACCGAGGGGTTTTAAAACTTACACTGGCAACTGTCGCAGCTCAGTACGCTGGACCGAATCCGGTGTTTCTTTTTATCATGGCTGCTTCCAGTGGAGGTAAGACTGAACTCCTCCGCGCGCTTGAAGGCGCACCACACATACAGTTTATGGATTCCGCGACCACTACCTCCATGCTTTCTGGTATGAAAGGGGGAGCGAAAGAAACTTCGGTCTTGCTCCAACTCCAAGACGGTCTTTTTATTATCAAAGATTTTACCACTATTCTCGGTATGCCGGATATGGTCAGAGATGAACTCATGTCCCAGTTCCGGGTTATTTTCGATGGTTCGTATTCTAAGGCTTTCGGTACTGGTGAGAAGCGCGAATGGCACGGGAGAGTATCGATTATTGCTGGTATTACCAGCGCTCGCGATACCCAGATGGGTAAATATTCTGCTCTTGGTGAGCGTTTTATTACCTACCGCATGACTTTACCGGATAGACAAGAGGTAGCATGGCGCGCGTACCAGAACATCCAGCAAAGTAACCTTCCCCAAAAACGTGCGGAACTGGCAACCCAGACGCAAGAATTTCTCCAGCACCTAGACCTCAACCAGAAAAGGATCAATCCACCAGATGAAGTCGTGAAACATATTATTAAACTGGCTGACTTCGCAACCTCTGCACGCAGTAGTGTTCAGCGTAATTACCGTTCCAATAAGAACGAAGTCTTGTTCGCGCATGATAAAGAAATGCCAACACGTTTCACGGAACAGTTGCTTGCGATTGGTCATGGGTTAATGATGGTGGGAAATCAGACTACCCTTACCCCCCTCGATGAAGAGATACTCAAGAAAATCTGTCTTGATTCTATTCCAATAATGCGCGAGAGAGTGCTTCGTACCTTAGCCCGCTATGAACAGGCAAATAGTGAAGCCATTGCGCTTGAAGCTGGACTACCTACTACCACTGTTACCCTCCAGTGTGAAGAATTGACGGCGCTTGGGTTAGTGGAGCGTTCTAAAAAGAGCAGTAACCAGAACATCTGGAAATTGAAAGACGAGTGGCGCGAGATGATTGGGGATGTGGTGAAGTATGAAGGTGGGGAAGCGATGGCTACGGAGACGGATGGTATCTTGAATAAATTTGAACGCGTAAAAACCGAAGACGTAACTTCGGTTTTCGAGGGAGCTGAGGAGATTGTGGAAGAGATAGAAGAATCAGAGCAGGGGGCGCTGTACTAGAGTTTAATCTTCCCCCAATCGTATTTACGGTGACAACTCCTACATAATTGTAGGAAGTTCTCTCGTTTTAATTCATAATTCGCATCCGTAATTTTTGCCCATTCAAATATTGTAGATTTTTTCTCACATTGCTTGTTCTGACAATTAGTCGCTTTCCCATAATGTTGTTTTAGCCATAAGTGAACGTAGTCATAGCTTCTAATTGAACTATCTCGCCAGTTCTTATTATTTTTATGTAAAAAAGTGTTCTCTCCTATATACCAAGTGCGGAAACACGGCTTACATCTTTTCCGCCTATACAACTTCAAAGATTTCCCACAGTTTAGGCATTGAGGTTTTCCGGTTTTATATGCAGGATTATTCTTCCCAACCATCCCACAAGGTCGACACAATCCACTGACTTTCCTATCTTTTCTCCCAATACTACGGAGCGAAAGATCTTTCTTGCATGTTTTACATCTCCATTCTTGGAGATTATGGAGTTTCAAAAACTTCTCTCTTGAAGTCGGCATAAGTTACGGCTTTAATCTGGTCGGCTAACAATCTTTTAGCCTCCAGTGTTTTCTTAACATAATAGTCTACTGTACCTTGAGCCAAGAGATTATACACAAATACCGGTTTTTCTTGACCTATACGATGCGCACGACCGATTCTTTGAGTGATCTGTCCTACGCTCCAAGGACTATCATAGTTTATGATAATATTAGCCACTTGTAAATTCAGTCCGGCACTAATAGCACTGGTTCCAATAAGGATGTTAGGTGTCGGATTTTTCGTGAAATTCTTCACGATCTCCCCTCGTGTTTCGGTATCTGTTTGACCAGTAATGAGGTAACTTTCTGGTAATTCTCGGTGTAACATCTCCGCAACGGTGGAAAACTGGGTGAAGATAACAGCCTTTGTTCCGTGTGGAACTTTATCAGCCAACAATTCTTTCAGTGTGTCAAGTTTAGAACACTCGGTAATACTTCCTAATGCTCCTGCGTAACTGGCTATCTGCTGGAGACGTAACATCTTCGTGGTCGCTAGGTTCATTAAATTCGCTTCTGAGAGCTTTGAAACTTCTTCCTTGGTAAGTTCAGCCAGAGCCTCTTTCTTCACCTTAGTGTAGAAATCCTGCTCTTTCGGAGAGAGTTTAAACGGGATGTCGGTTTCTGTTACGGGAGGGAGTTCAATCCCTGCTTCCTCGAGGGTAATACCCACTGTCCACGGCTCGATTATCTGCTGTAATTGGTCGATATTCCGGTAGCCAACCACGCTATTATATTCGTTTCGGATAGTGTAGGTGTCTATAAAACTCTTATATGAACCGAACAACCCGGGACAAACAAGATTATATAGCCCGTACACGTCCAATGCCCGGTTCATTATCGGGGTCGCGGTTAGGAATCCTCGCAAGGGTACGGTAATTGAAGCCACAGCCTTATACACCTGCGCGCTCGGGTTTACGAGCCGGTGCGCTTCATCGCACACCAGCACGTCAAATTTGAGCTTCTGTACCCTCTCTATGTCTTGCCGGAGCAGTTCGTAGGTGGTCAATAACACGTTCGGGTAGTGCGTAGCCTTAGTAAATGCCTCGTAAGCTAATTCTCGTGCTTTCGGCGCACCATTTACCCGTGTTACCTGCGCGCCTTTCATAAACTTTTCCATTTCTTCCTGCCACTGAATCTGGACGGATTTCGGCACCACAATAAGAACGTGCATGGGTCGTGGGTAGAAATTCTGAATACCTTGACTGCCTAACCATGCGATTGTTTGGAGGGTCTTACCTGAACCAGTAAATGCGGTGTTCACGAAGCGGATCATCACATTCATCTGTTGGACGAGCCTCATCTGGAAGTTATACAGCGGTAGCTCATCCCTACCTGTGCCTACACTTACCATCTTCATCTTCACATCACTTTTGAGTGCGGTACGAATTTTCTCTCGGTCTTTCCAGAAACGAATAATACTGAAAAATTCGTGGTCGATCTTAAAACCCCGTGCAACCAGAAGAGAAATACTCTGTTCTAGTCGGTGGTCAATGGGAATGATCCATGCTTTTTGACGTGCGAGATACTGCGCTCCGGCAAGTGAACGCACTAGGGCGACAATGCCGGGATCGTAATCAAAAACTATGCGTGCATATACATCTTTATATAATTCTATTTGCATTGTGTTTATATTCTACTTGCTCTTTCTGCCTTTTCTATTTCTCGGATAAACCAGAACGTGAGGTCTTGCATGGCTTTCTCGTGCCTGAGTTTTTCTTCCTGCACTTTCTGCTCATACTCTGCGCGAATCTGCTCTCCGGTTTTCGCGGTGTCGGTGCGAGATTGACCCCATGTCTTCCCATAAGTATTGCGGAAAGACTCTTCTTGTCGGCGTACTTGTTCTTTCCTCCATGTTTGGTATACGGAAGCGTAGCCTCTAGCAGAAGCACTACCGGAAGCAGTCGAACCAGAATTTTTTAACACTTCATACGCTTTCGAGATTTCTTTGAACTTTTCCGGATTACCACCTTTATCGGGGTGATGCTGATGTGCTAATTTCCGGTAGGCTTTTTTTATTTCATCTTGGGTAGCACCACGTTTCAATCCAAGTATTTCGTGTGGATCTTTTGACATTTTTTATAAAGATAAGAGTTTCGCTTTCAACTGAACCAATAGTCGCCTAGCATTACCACCTCCATGGAGCTGTGCGAGGACTTTCTCAAACTCAACTGCAATTTCATGCTTACCTACACATGGTAATTCTTTCTTCTTGGCTTTCCGGTGTTTGATTATTCGAGTAAAGTGGAGTGTCTCAATCATTGAATTGTCCGAAGTTAATGAAGCGGTTATTGTGTCTACCAGTAATATCTATTACCCCATCTCCATCCTCCACGATTTCCTTCCCTTCGAGGTAATTGATTCTCTTGCGTTCTGCTCCACCTCTCGGACTGTCTACATTCCATAAGAGGTTCAAAATCGCGGTTACTTCACCGAGACTTTCTTCTTTCTCTATCATGGCACACTCAATATACCGGACGAATAGAATTGGTCGTTGTATGTCACCGGAAGTGAGCGTGCCAAGAACAGAAGCGACATAATAATCAGACGTAACACCTTTCGGGTCAGTGTGTCGCTCTTTATAATTCATGTCGATTTTATACTCTTCCGAAAGAGCGTTGATACTCTGTTCGAGGTTGAGTTTTTCCAAATTCGGTCGTTCGGAAATGAGTATACGCTCTGTTTCAATTTTCCTACGTGCTTTCTCTTCTGGCTCAAGTGGTTGATAGCGAGAAGGTGGGTTCTTCTTTTCGTGAGTAAAGTTTATACACCAACGGACTGCTTCACTATCACTGCAATTCATATCAACTGCTAAATCCCTTAGCTTTTCCTGTAATCCTTTTCCCATATATACCGTCAGTCGTTCGGTGTGTATTTTGTTCAATCGTGCCATAAAAATAGTTTAATTATTAAAAGATTCGATCAACACCATACCGAAAAAGCCTATGAAACCGTAGATGACTACGTTCAATATGAATTGGGTAATAGAGTGTGAAGATAAGAAAGACGCTCCAAGTGCGGTGATAGTAACACCGAGAAATGGAGAGAATGTTTTCTCTGGTTTGTCGTCGTAATAGTTCATGGGTTTTTAATCATTTTAAGGGCAATAGCCGTCAGTCGTGAGACGGTGGGCTTACCGGAAACCGAAAGAGTAAATCGTCTCTTAGGTGGTTTATAAATCGTGTTTCCAATAATGAATGAAGCAAGTTTGTTTTGTTTTTTGTGCATGGTTTTTTTAATTATTTTTTTAGGCAAGGAAGCGAGCCGTGTCGAAGACCGTTAAGTTATAGAACATAACTCACTCGCAACCTCTGGGTGCATAACACACACCAGAAATAGAATATAAGAGCAAGATAAGGCAAATAATGCCATAGGTGTTTTCCTTGCTTATGCTCTTATATTCTATTTTCAATGTGCGTTTAGAGTGGTAACACCCTAGCAACTAACCATAAACGTGAGCGTGTTAATTTATTCTTTTTCCTCAACACTATCTATTTGAAGCCCATTACTATCTCCTATTGGTTCGGATAGGTTTGCTGTTATCAAATCCATTCCCAATTCCTGTGCTTCCTCGGGAGTTTTTGCTTGTACTTCCACTTCGTGGAGTACCGTTTCGCTAGCCTTGACTATGTATGTTTTCATATATTTATTCTTTAAATTCTGGTACACCTGCCCACTCTAAGAGTTCAATATCCCCTGATTCTATGTAAGGGATGAGGGTTTGCAACTCTAGTAATTGGCTAGTGCTAACATTTTCCGCTTGTATATCCTTGCGGATTATCTCAAGGCGGTTTTTAATTTCTGCTTCTAGTGCTTCTAACATAAGTAAGTCCCGTTTACCGAATGTTTCCAGTTCGCTTAATTGCTCAAACTCTTGCACAAGTTTAATTGTGCTAAGAGTAAAAGCGTATTGTTTATACGTCATATTTTATGTGTGTCTAGTGGAATATACATTCCACAAAGACTAGTTTTTTAAACTATTCCTTGCCTAGTCTCACGTTTATGTTTAGTTGTTAAAGTGCTTTTGGGTTTAGGGTAGATAGTATGGTGAGTACGCCAGCTAACTATCTCAAAATGTTGCAACAACATTTCTAGTACCAATACCCAAAAAACAGAATAGGAAAACAAAATTTAATTATACTTTCTCGTCTTGGAATATTTCCGCTAACACATCCGCCGGACACTTTTCAAGCTTCCGTGGTATTTCAAATTGTGGGAATGTCGTTGCAACAACTCTTTTATCGCCATTAGTATCAACATCAACGGTAACAACTTGATTCACGAATTCATTTTTATCTTTTACGTTAAGATGATTTGCTCCTACTTCCCACGCTTCACCGTCTCTTGCTACTAGAATAAGACCATATAGCCCGAATGAGTTCGTATTTTGAGAACGGGAGACAACTTTAAATTGTTTTATGTAAGATTGTCTAATTGTTTTGTTCATAATAATCCCTTGCCATGTTTTCCTATTCTGTTTTTAAGGTACGAGCCGAGAGGGTGAACACCCTAGAAACTGAATCCGAAACGATTTTAATTATTTTTCTTGTAACCATTCTATTAGTTTGGTTATTGCTTCCTCTACTTGGCGGTCATACCAAATAGCGCAAGCGGTTTGTATATCACATGAATAATCTTTTAATATGTCTGTTATTTCGTCTTGATTCCATTGATTCAAATACTCTAAACGTGTTTGTGTATAAATGCTTGCAAACTCTGTTAGGTTTGCTTCGGTATCTTCCCGAAAGTCAAAATCAGGGTTTTGCAAATTTTCAATGGTGATGTTCTCGGTTATGTAGTTGCAAGCGTCATTCATAATTTCATAACCTAGTTCAAATTTAACTCCTTCATCCATTTCAAACTGTATTTTTTTAATTGGCTCTAACTCTGTGTATAGTTCCGTATTTGAAAAATACTGCTCTTTTTCTTTGTCGTAGGTGTAGGCGTTTTCTAATAGCTCTAATTTTTTAGTGAGTTCCATGTTAGTTATTCCTTGCCTTGTTTCGGATTCAGTTTTTAAGGTGCTGTTTATAGTAGCGTATAGTATAACCCTTGTAGTTGTATAGTTATCACACGTTACAAGGGTATTTTATCAGAGTGTAGCTAGGTTGTCAAGTGAACAGTGTCCGAAAGGGTAGTACTGGTATTTGGAGGGTCATAATATGTGGTATTTTTACTTGACTTTTTAGGGTGATTTGTGTCTTGGTAAGACATAAGTTTGGAGGTTTGTCAATAGATATGGGGTAATTTGGGTGTACGGGCGTTTACTTTGGGGGGTGTGGATTTCCTGTGGATAAACGGGAAATTGCGCTTGAACGTGCGGGGATTTGCCATTTTCTAACCACTTGTGGTTTTTGTAGGGGGGTAACATACCCTAAAATTTATTTTTTTAGTCAAAAAATAATTACTATAAATATATTCTTGTTTTTTAGGCAAAAATGAGGGTTTAGATGAAAAAAGCGACGATTTTACGTACGGAAAAGCCCCGTTTAGTGCAATACTTAACGGGTTTGTGTTTAGCTCTTATTTATGCCCATTTCAGGGCTGACCACCTACAAAAAGAGTATAGCACACTCAAAAAAAAAGGACAAATATTTTTATAAAAAAATAAGAGTTTGATAAAACCCTTATTTTTTCTATTGTGCGTGAGACGTACAATATATGTTATGTAACTCACGCACAACGACCACTAGCCATTTTAGCCTGTTTATTGATGTTTATAAGCCTTTTTTCGTTTTTAGGCTCTATAACCCATTTAATACGCTCCTTTTTCATAGCTAACCTAAAAGATTCTTTCTGCCCTCTTGTCTTGCCTAGCTCAAATTTAGGGCTATATAGCTTGATTATGCGCTGGTACTGACGAACAGACTGCGTATAATCATAGTCTTTGCGTAGTTTTTCCCATATTTCGTTGCTACTCATGGGGATCGAGTTGTAGAGCCAACACAAAACGTATGCGAAATTTAGGTTTACTGACTGCGTATAATAAAGTGATTGCTCGTAGTTACTAGGTAAAACAAGGTTGTACTCTTTCGCAACCCCTTCGCTTATTCTCCGCTTATTTGTGAGTATATTCATATGCGACTATTATATATCGCATAATAGAGGGCTGTCAATTTTTTGTACCCCCGCACGCTCACACGCACGCACCCCCTCCAGCCGTGGAACAACCCCGTGAAACACCACCCCACAGGGGGGAGCCGGTACTTAAATTAGTCATAGATTTTTCCCCCTACCCCCACCGAAGACCCTCCATAAAATTACCACGAACTTATCCACAGGTTATCCACATATCCACACCCCCC